CGTGACGTTCACCGCTGTTTGATTTCTCTTTGTTTGGTTTTTGGTTAACAGGACGGGGGAGGGCGGAAGTCCTCCCCTTTTTCTTTTCACATGATACATCTCAACCCCAATTCTTCAGCCGAACAACTCATCTACTTGACGCTTCAGGAGATGAAAAAAGACTTCGAAGCGTTTACACATTATCTCGTACTTTTCGAGTCAATGGCTTCGAAAGAGAAATATTACCTTATCGGAAACGTAGACGCGGACAACAAGCGATATACGGCTCTTATCGTTTACACCAACGAAGACGCACCGACTACGGGAAAGGTACTTCTCACCGAGTCCGGACAATATACTTACAAGGTATGGGGGCAGAACTCAAGCACGAACCTGAATCCTACGAACGCCGCCGTCGTTGCACTCATCGAAGAAGGGACGCTTTCTGTATCCGGGGAGACGGGTTACAACATTCCGGAGATTACAATCCCCGATAACATCATCTATTATCAGTAATGGAATTTATTCAGCTCAATAAATACGAAGAGAGGAGTTACCGCGAAACCCCAAACCGAGGGGGCTTCGTGAATTACGGGGATGACAACCTCTTCCCGCAATACCTCGTGGATCTCTTTCATTCTTCCGCTACGCATAACGCCCTCTCGACGACTATCGCTATGATGATTTTCGGGGAGGGTTTCGATGCTTCCGACCTCGATGGGCGGCTCGCTTTCGACCAGTGGAATTTGAATGACGAACTCCGGAAGGCGTGCCTCGATTTCAAGATACAAGGCGGCTTCGCTCTCGAAATTAACTGGAGTATTGACCGGACGACAATCGCCAACGTCTCGCATTTGCCCTTTGAGAACGTCCGTTCGGGATTCGTAAACGAAGAGGAGAAAGTCGAGTACTATTACTACTCGAAGGATTGGGAAGACAAGCGAGAAGAGCCGGTCGAAATATGCGCGTTTGACGTAGAAAAGAAGATTGACCACCCTACGCAGATCATGTACGTGAAGCCCTTTTCTCCGGGTTCGTTTTATTACCCGAAACCGGATTACGTGGGTTCAATCAACTACATAGAACTCGACAAAGAAATCTCCGTCTACCATATAAACAATATCAAGAACGGCATGAGTCCTTCGTTCTCGATTCACTTCAAAAACGGTATCCCACCGGAAGAAGAGCGGAATCGTATTCGAATGGATATCGAGAGGCAGTTAAGCGGGGCAAGCAACGCGGGGAAGTTCATCGTTACATATTCCGATGATCCCGACCGAAAGCCCGACTTCGAGCCGTTTCAACTTTCCGACGCGCATAACCAGTACCAATTCCTTTCGGAAGAAGTTACCGCTAAGATTATGGTCGGCCACCGCGTTACGTCGCCTCAGATGTTCGGGGTAGCTGTACCGGGTAAGTTGGGCGGCGGAGGAGAATTGGCGGAGGCTTCAGAACTCTTTGAACGCAACGTTATCGCCCCGGCGCGGCAAGTAGTTACCGAAGCCGTGAAGACGCTCTTAAACGCTTCGGGATTGGGTTCTCAGTTGATTACGCTCTCAAGCGAAGAAATCAACCTCACCGAGGCTTTTAATCACCTGATGGAATGCGGGGAAGAAATGAATGAAGAAGAGTGGGAACTTATTGACGCTCGCAAAGTAGACTATGAAAAAGAAGGCGAACGGGATGCCATTTGGAAGTTCGCTTCGGTTATTGATTTTGAGCCGAATGTAGATTCAGAACAGGACAACGAAATCATAAAAGTCCGCTACGCTTATATGCCAAAAGTAACGGGAACTCCCGACAGCGAGAGCCGCGACTTTTGTCAAATGATGGTAGGGGCTGGAAACCGCGTCTGGAAGAAGGAGGATATTGAAGCCGCTTCAGGTGCTAACCCTGGTTGGGGGCCGAACGGAGCTGCTCGGTATTCCATTTGGCTGTATAAAGGCGGCGGGTCGTGTCAGCATTTTTTGGAGCGTCGCACCTTCTTACAAAAAGATAACAAACGGGTATCCATCAGCGAAGCTCGAAAGTTATTGAGAGAAGCGGGGCTTGACCCCATCGAAAGAAACGAGCCGGAAGTCGCAAAGCGTCCCCGCGACATGAAAAACAGGGGATTCCTCGAACCTAAAAAATGGACAACCCCCCGATAAATGGCACTTACCGCAGAAGTACTCTTTGTGAATCCGGACTATATCAAGCGGATCACCAACATAAACGGAAGTATTGAAGACGCTTACCTCGTCCCTTCGATTATCCTCGCACAAGACAAGTACCTTCAACTCTATTTGGGGACTGACCTCCTCAACAAGTTGAAGAGCGACGTTTCCGGGGGTACGCTCGCCGGCGATTACGCTACGCTTATGGATTCATACGTCCGGAAGGCGTGCCTTTGGTGGACTATGGTCGAACTCATCCCTTCGCTTTACGTGAAGATGGATAACGGGTCGCTCGTAATTCGCACCTCAGAAGATACGACGGCTATATCTCAAGCCGACCTTCATCGAGAGGTGGAACGCGCCCGCCAAAACGCGCAGTTCTATACCTTCCGCCTGTACGATTACCTCTGTAATAACTCGTCTTTGTTCCCTGAATACACTTCGAATACGGGGGCGGATATGTTGCCACAGCCGGCGGACTATTACCAGAGCGGGATGAGCATCTCCGGCAATAGCCGATACCCGCGCCTCGTCGATTTAAGAGCCTTCTTTGGATGAGGAAAAACAGAAAAGAGAATATCACCCTATTGAAAAAATTCCTCGATGAACTCGACCGAAATCGTACTCGTAATTCTTCCAAGCCTCCTCGCGATTCTCGGGGTATGGGTAAACATGAACCGTGAACTCGAGAAATTGAAGGGGCGTATTATCCGCGTAGAATCCGACAAGGACGAATTGAAGCAAATGATGAAGGAAGTTATCGAGGCCGTGCATAAAATCGAATTGATGCTCGCCAAGCGATGAGGTACTTCACTTTCGAAGAATTCGATTCTCCCGACAAGCCGCGAAGCGGTAAGATGATGGACGCCGACTTCCTTTCGATGTTAGACGAAGCGAGAGATTGTGCGGGTATTCCGTTCGTTATCTCTAAAGGCGGTGGGTTTCGTACGGTGGAATATAATCAACACTTAATTGAGCAAGGATACCCGGCTTCGAGGAATTCTTCGCACCTCTTAGGGCTTGCCGCCGACATCTACTGCACCGATTCCCGTTCTCGTTATATCATTATGGAAGCCCTCGCCGAAGTGGGTTTCAATCGAATAGGGGTCGCTCCGGCTTTCCTTCATGTGGATCTCGATTTAAACAAGCCTCAACACCGAATTTGGGTTTACTAAATGCCTCGCCCTCGACTCACTCCGCGCCAATTTAAGGCGGTTAAACACCTTCAAAAGAAAGAGCGGAGAATCCTTGTCGTAGGGGATTTACATTGCCCCTTTGAACTCGACGGGTATCTCGACTTTTGTTTGGAAACCTACGAAGCTCACTACTGTAATCAAGTGATTTTTATCGGGGATATCATAGATAACCATTACTCCAGTTATCACGAGACCGATCCAAACGGCATGAGCGGAGGGTACGAACTCAAGCAAGCCATTCAACACGTAGCGGATTGGGCGGAAGCCTTCCCGGTAGCCGATGTAATTATCGGGAATCACGATCGACTCATCATGCGAAAGGCGTTCTCTTCTTCCGTCCCTCGGGAATGGATAAAGGACTACAACGAAGTTTTGGGTACTTCGTGGAATTGGGTCGAAAGGATTGAATACGACGGGGTGCAATACGTCCACGGCGAAGGAGGTACGGCACGAACGAAAGCAAAGAACGACTTCCAGTCAACCGTTCAAGGTCATACGCATACCCAAGCATACGTTGAGTGGATGGTCGGAAACAACTTCAAATTCTTCGGTATGCAAGTGGGCGCGGGCGTGGATCGCAACAGCTACGCGGCCGCATATGCGAAGCACTTCAAAAAGCAAGCAATCGGTTGCGGCGTGGTAATCGGCGGGCATACCGCTTTTAACGTATTAATGGAACTATGAAACTAAAAGAAACGAAACTCGGGAAATGGTTCAGGGACAAAAGCCCCGACGTACTCGAAGCGATTGGGGAACTCGTCCCCGGGGGAGAAGTCTTGAAAGCCCTCGGGGTTTTAATTGACAAGACGACCGAATCAGAAGCGGAGAAAGAACAAGCGCGGCTTATGCTTCAAGAACTGGAGAACGCCGATCGTGCAAGCGCACGAAATAGAGAGGTAGAAGTTACGAAGGCACTCGGGAAACGAGACTATATGCAAATGTTCGTGGGCGTCTCTGCTATGCTTATTGGGATTGCTCTCGTTATTTGGGCGAAGAACGGCGTGGAGGATAAAGAAATCTTCTTCCATATACTCGGCTTCGCAGAGGGTACGCTCGTGGGGCAAGTGGTGAACTATTATTTTGGGAGTTCTCAGAAATAGGGGTATATTCGTCGGCAGGTTATTGCATCAGATTTTCGTTTGTTGTTTAAGCAAAGGAGGGGATCCAAAGGGGTTCCCTCTTTTTTTGTGCTTTTTCC